TTAGCGAATGGATTTGCGACCATGCCGTAGCGAGTCTTAAAACCAATCTTAGGCTGGAACGTCTCTTCACCAACTGCACGAACCATTTGCAATGGTACATATGGGCAGTAGAACAGACCAGCGTCAAATGCGCTAGAGCCTTTGTATCCAACGGTGAAGTACTGATTACCAGAAGCGCTTGAGAAGTAAGGATCGATGTATACTCTCATACGACTGTTCAATACACCAGCGAATGTGTTACCAGTATCATCAACATTCAGGTTAGAAGACAGAGCAGGAGTATAATCCAGAACACCGGCCATCTGAAGAGCAGAAGCTACGTCAGAAGAACAGATCAGGATGTTACCCTTACCACGCCTTGTATCCTTAGCGATCTGATTAGCTTCACGCTCGATTTGGAAAATCATTCCCTTAAAGCGTTCAACTGACCAACGACCGTTAGAGTCGACGTCCAGGTTAAAAGTACCAGATACTGCAGTGTTGTCTTGTGCACCAGCAGTAGCAGTGTAGTTAACTGTACGAACAACCTCTCGGTTAATCTCTGAAAGAATTTCAGCAGAGAGGATGTTAGAAAGTTCAGTCTCAGCGTCAAGGCCATGTACTGCTTTAAGGTCTTGAGCAAGTTCCATTGTGTACTCAGCTTTCAGAGCACGTGAAACAGCTGTTACAGATACTTTCTCAATTGAGAAGGCCATTTGCTGGAAGCCGTTGTTGGCTGCATCGCCAAGTGCTTCAGCTTGAGCTGTTGACATACCAGTTGCTACAGTATATCCATTAGCAGATACACGAGCTGTGGGATCAGAACCTACCTGACCAGTAGTAACGCCATCGGTAGTTGACTCATCGCGAGCAAAACCAGAAAGGGTGTTACCAGAAGCTGACTTAGAGAAATCTGTATCAGCTTCGTTGTACAGAGCTTCTGCATCACCTTGGCTAGTGTAACGTGCACGCATTGCAAAGATCAGTCCAGTAGGACCAGTCATTGGCTGAACGCCAGCAATGTCATAAGCAATCAGGTTAGGCATGGAACGACGAACCAGTGAAATAAGTACTGGGTCGAAAATATCCACATTACCGTCACCAGCTACAGATGATGAAGCACCCATTGCGTTAGTAGGTGCAGCCTCACCGAGCAGCGAAGGTGTTTGGTAACCGCCTGAGCCTTGTGCAGCTTCTCGAGAAGCACGGGCCTGGTTTTCTAAAAGGGTTGCAGTTACAGATCTACGATGCGAATCTTTAATCTCGGGAAGATCGGCATGCTCTAGAACTGGTGTCCATTTTTGAACGAGTTCTTCAGTTACATATTGCATTTGTTTATCTCTCCTATTACGGTTTTGATAGTATTATTTATCTTTATTTGCTTTTCAATGTTCTTGAAATTGTACTGACATAGGCCGACATTTCCGGATCACTATAAGAAGGTTTAACTTCTTCCTCTAATGGTTCCGCGTCATCAAAATCACTTACTACAGCTTTAGACTCGCTAGCAGTGAAATAACTTTCTTTCAGAGTTTCAAGCTTTTGGATATAAGTATCCTCATCAATGTAGTCAACACCCTCAGCTAAAACACTAAACTTCTCTTTTTGTGTTTCAGTAAGAGATTCAGAAGCCTCAGCTACTAACTCAGCCTTCTTGAATTCTATCATTTGACCTTTTGTTTCTGCGTTTTTCTCAATCTCTTCATTAAGACGAGACTCAAGATCATCAGCGCGCTGGGCCAGTTCTTCTACTACGTCTACCTTATCGTCTGGGATATCAACGTAGTGTTCAGTAAACAGGTCCTTAAGGCCATTAATAAAACTTTCTGTTACTTCAGCTTTAATACCAGCTTCTACTGCTAACCTGTTGTCTTCCATCCAATTCTCAACAACATAGTCAAGGTACTGGTCAAGCTGCTTTATTGTTTCTTCTTTCAATCCTGCTTTTTCTGCTTCAATCTCTGATTCGATATCTACTACATACTTTTCAAGCTGCTCATTTACTTTTGATACTACAGCAGCCTCAAAAATAGTAATTGCTTTTTCTTTAAAATCTTCAGTAAGTGATTCATCACCAGCAAACAATGCTGCTACATCTTCTTCAATGCTAATATCTTCTGCATTTACTTTATGTCCAGCTCTAACTACTTCTACAGACTCATCAGCATCTTCGCTAATTGCTTCCTGTTGAAGAGCTTCAACCATACCATCAAAAGAATTCATGAGATCTTCTTTTCTCATTGTATTCATTCTTTCTACCATGGCTTGAATTAGACCCATCTTAGTTGCTTCTTTTACAGCAGTGGCTTTAGGCTTAACAGCTGTCGGAGCGTCTTGAGGGTCATCTTCTGCCTTCTTGGACTTACCTGGAGCCTTAGCAGTCTTTGCTGCAGGCGCCGGTACTTCTGAAGGGTCACCATAAGATGCTTTGAACTCATCCAACTGCTCGTCGGTGAGGTCTTCTCTCATCTCTAGTTCTTTATCAGACATTAC